TTGAACGAGTTCTTCACGTACATCTCATCCCTCGCTTGGTACACCAAATTGAATTTGGGATTCTTTGACGCGTTACACCTGAATATGATATCGATCGTCGCACCGAGTTTGTGTTTTACGTTATTCTTGGAGCGACACTTTTTCCAGAATATCGGTTGAACGTATTTAAACTTTTCTCGAAGAATCTGTTCGGGTATGAACATCTTTTCAGCCGAGATGTGAAAAAACAGAGACCCATCCTTCTTTAGTTTTGGGAGACACTGATCGATCACGCGTTCTATAAACGCTTTATAGTCACCCCCTTTCCACGTATCAGAAAACCCAGTGGTGTTTTCGTGGGACATCGTATAGTCTCGACCACTGTCGAACGGTGGATCGAGGTAAATCATGGCGATCGAGGCATCTTCGACGAGACTGAGTTTTTCTAAACAATCCCCTATGATGTATTCCATTACACCATGTACGCCATCAATCTTTAAACCTAAGTGACCACCTTAAAAAAATAAATACATGTCTGATCATGGAAGAGATTCGTAAGAATCATAACGAAGCGAAGAGGGTACTCATTCGGTCCGTGGCCCGAGAAGGACAGCACATCCTCGACGTGGGGTGTGGTTTCGGTGGAGATCTTCAGAAGTGGCACAAATGCGGTGTGAACATCAACATGTGCGACCCAGAACACACGGCTCTCGAAGAGGCTCGTTCACGTGCGAAGAATATGCACATTCGAGTCAATTTCTACGAGGGGGACATACACAATTGTCCACTGAGAAAGTTTGATGTCGTCTGTTTCAACTTTTCGCTTCACTATATTTTCGCATCGAGAGATTTTTTCATGAGTTCACTCAGGGAAATCAAAAAACGTGTGAAGCCAGGAACCCATCTCATAGGAATCATTCCAGATTCAGAGAAGATCATTTTCAAAACACCGTTAATAGATGCGATGGGAAACTTTTTCAAATTGAAACAACACGGTAACGGTGATTTCGGTGAAAAGTTATTCGTCCATCTGACTGACACGCCGTATTACGCGGATGGACCGAAAGCAGAACCCGTGGCGTACAAAGACCATCTCGTGACGTGTTTGGAAAACATCGGGTTTCGATTACAACTTTGGGAGGGACTCGATGGAAATCCAATCTCAGAGTTGTATAGTAAATTTATCTTTGTATACGATAGATGATAGCTTTTGTTATACTACTCGTGATTAATCTATTTATTTTTTTTCAGACGCGACAACCCCAGGAATTCGTGGAGGTCAAGGAAAAATATCAAATTCTCCGTGATCACTTGAAGTCCACGAATAACGAGAAGTTCGGTATGCTCGTACGTCCCATCCCGATCACGGGTGTGAAACGAATGAACGGGACGGTCGGGTACAACGTCAATAAGGGTGCTGACATAACGTTGTGTCTCGACGGGGACTCGAACATGATTTTCCATGTTCTCATTCACGAACTCGCACACAGTACAGTCACCGAGTTTTCGCATTCTAAGAGATTTTGGAAAAATTTTGTTGAATTGAGAGGTATCTGTGAATCCATCGGTGTCTATAGACGAATGCCCGAACGCACCAAATTTTGTGGTCAGCACATTCAGGATAAATAATAATATCTGAATACTATAAATGCAAACACCTATTACCGATCTGCTAACGGCGGTCTTTTATTGGCTGTTTTTCTTTGCCGTGACTCAAGTTCCACTTCACGTCGACAACTATTACATGAACCTCGTGTTCCTCACCGTTGTCATTCCCAACGTGGCTCGCGCCATCGTCGGTGATTTCCCTCGTCTCGCAGTCGATCGCTCTTTCTTCGCCATGTCGACCTTCATCGCTCTCATCATCGTGTTCGCGGTGAACGAATGGTGGAAGCGATCCAAGGATACGATCAAGAATTTACATAAGAGTGATCGAAAGAAGCGTCTCGAATTGACTGGCGTTCTCGCTGGTGCGTTCACCGTCGGTGCGTTAGTCGTCTATTTCAGTGGTATAGATAACTCGATCTACAACAACATGATGCAGGCTTAAGCCCTGATGATATAACCTTTCGTGACGAAGAAAATGATCGCGGCGACCACACCGGTGGTGGCGAGACCAACCATACTTCTACCCCCCTGTTCGTTAAGGAACTTGGGGATAGAGGTCGCGAGCCTGTCCTGAATGGGCTTACTGACGGCGATGGCGGTACACGCAGCCACGATGATCGCGGTGAGCTGATCATCGGTGAGGTTCATGGGGTTTTTACTCTCGGGTGCGACTTCCTTCTGTTGCATCATGAGTGGCTGTTGCGGCGCGGTGGCCATTTGGGGGTTTATCCTGGTATCATCCATCGTGGGTTGTTCCATCATGATATCATTGATGGGTGTAGAATCCATCGTGTCTTTATGTGTACTCATATTTTTTTCACCTGATTTAAACGCTGTGGAGGGCTTATCTTGTAAAGGAACCATCCCGTCGCCATCATCAAAGAGATTCATGGTGTGTACTTGATCGGTAGCCATTTATTATAATCGTATGTTTTCTTGAACCGATACGTGACGCGCCTCATTTCTTTTTCGTGATTATGAGATTTGTTTTCTTTGTCGCCTTCTTAGCATCGTCGTCCGCTTGGGTAATATGTTTGGGGTTATACATCTTCTTGTGCATACTCCATAATTGTGGACTCCCAACTCTAAAGTTTTTTCGAACCGTCGCCTTGTACCAGAACACACAGTCCTGTATCTTGTTGGATCGGACTGTGTTGTCCAACACGAGACACTCATAGTTTTCAGTACACGCATCCATCACTTTACAGAACATGTCGAACGATGGGAAGATACCGAAGAAGGATTTATACAACTTTTCTCTGTTCTGAATAATATTTTCACGGAGGATAAACACGTAATCCACGTTCGCGCGAAGTGCTGGTGGGAGATCCATCACGTACTGCATCGTGAGCATGAAGAAGATCTTCCAATGTCGACCATTCATGAAACATTGACGGATACACGTATCTTTTAGAAACTTCGAGTCGTACATACAGTCATCCAAGAGCATGAACGCACCACAGTTTGCCCGACCTTCACCCACCAATTTTCTTTGTCGGGACATCACTCGTTCTATCGCGTCTCGATCGTAGTCGCCATAGATGAAGAGGTCAGGAATGAAATCGGAATAAAAGTGATTTCCTTCCTCTGTTCCTGAGAGTACAATCCCCGCTGGGAGATGTTTCTTGTGGAACATGATATCTTTCACGAGAGTTGACTTACCGGTGTTACGCTTACCGATGAAAACACACACCCTGTCATCCGTGATGGTCGTGGGGTTGAATTTCCTCAACTGAAGATTCATTCTACTGTAGCGCCCCGTTTTATTTAACACAATTTTACTCAATTCTTAACCTAAGTTGGCTCGGTGAGTACTATATGTACACACACGATGATGGAACAATACATCGAGACGATGACGAACATTCTTCTGCCTGTTCTCGAGCGAGGGACACTCCTCGCTGCCGAATATTCTAAAGCCTGTGGGAGGGACACACTTCTCCCAGGGGATATAGAATATGCGATGAAATACTGTGCTATGCACACAGTCGGTGTCTCGATCGGACCATTGTTTCCCGAAATATACGAGGATGAAGAGGATTCGGACGAAGAGATGGAGGTCGTACCCCCAGGAGAATGTCCTGAATTCGTGCGGTACTCAGGTGACGATGCGAACTTTCTCCAGGTAAACGATGCGTACGATCAGTGGGATGCGTGGGTGCCTCAAAACCCGACAGAAGAGATGTTAAAAAATGCTATTAATAGTAATGTACACATGGGAGCCTGAGGGTTGGAATTTTTCAGATTCGGGTGTGAAGCTATATATTTATGATGATGATGATTCCGATAGTACTAGTTCATGTAATGAAATATCAGGGGATGATCAACTTTTTGAAAAATCTCAGAAAATGAAATATAAAAAAATCGACAAGGAGGAATTATTACCAGAATAAATAATTTTCCTAGCGTATACTATATTACTCACGATGAAGGATGCTATTAAGACTGTCACTCTCGTTACCCAGGAACTCGAGACCCAATCCTTGAATGCGATTGTTGCCGGTTTCTCCTTCGCCGCTGCGATGTCTTGGATGGATGTTGTTCGTTTCATCATCAACCAGGTCATTAAGGTACCCAAGAACGGTGGCGCGCAGTACGGTCTCACCGCCGTGCTCACCACTCTTCTCTCGATCGCGGTCTACATGATTGTCTCCACGGTGTCCACCCGTGTTTCTAAGCCCGCTCAACCCGTGTACGCCATCTCCCGCTAATCAGTGGTGGTGGTAGAACCACGTTTCATGAGGAGCATTAACATGATCCCAAAGAATACGATGATACCAATATAAATATACACCTCCTGGTTATAAAGAGTCTTCTTTTCTGGACTCTTTATTATTTCAGCTTCCTTTTTGGTCACCATGACCAACGGAACTTTCGGTAACCCTTCTAATTTATCAGTCGAACACTTAATTTCAAACTTCAAAATATGCTCTAGACCTTGAACAAATGGATATGGTGTGAGAATACCGTTACTATCCAGGTATAAAAATTCGATTCTAATATCTTTGATAATCTTCTGTGGTCCCGAATGAAATCGATGTACGAACGGGTCATCGGTCCCCCTAAACGATAACATGTTTCCACCATTAAGAAGAAGATGACCCGTGTAATGTGGTGTTCCCTTCTGAGAGCTGCCCTTTGGTGTTCCCACGTATACAGATTGAGTAAGTTCGTCGGATCCACAAGATAATCTTAAAATCAATGAATTAGGGCGAGGTGTGAAATTGGTAGGGATCTGTGCAGATACAAGTCGTATTTCTTCCACCTGATATATAGGATTTTCTAAACTGATAACATAATTATTCCTATTTGGGTATGCAGTCACATCACGCTGAACGCTATCGATCGTGAGGTTATGTACCTTCATTAAAATAGAGGGATACTATTTTAATGAGTGTTTTCAACAATCTATCGTCTACATCACGCGTATAACGAATGGGCCAGGGGGTTATTCTTCAATTGTCTCGCTGCGATATCGAGTGTTCTGGAGTTGGGGTTTTCATTACCCTTGTACGGGTTGAACTGATGGAAAGTGTTGTTCTGATACTGTTGTGTCCAAGCACCGTTCGCCGCATTCACGCGACCATCGATCCGGGATGTATCACTTCTAACCGCTGTAATCTGCCCACCCTGCTTAAGGGCACTCTCACGAACGTTCATACGACCAGCGTTACCCATGCGGTTAGGTTTACCGCGACGATCTTCGGGACGGAAACCGTACTTCATGAGCTCCTCGTTCGTGCGCGCCGTCACCTGAACAGCAGCGCTGGTAGTGTACGCACCATGGAAACTGTGAATACCGGGTGTGGGTTGGTTCGCGTACTGATAGTGCTCGTCGTTACGATCCGCCTTGAATCGAGTGGGATCCTGTGCGAGCGTCTGTGCCGAGACGAAACGTTTAGCGCCACTGAACCCTAATCCATCGTTGCGTAAACCAGTCTCCGATCGGTTCGTGGTGCGCTTCGTCTTTTCGTGTTCGCTACGGGGGACGACACCGGTCATTCCCTGAGCACGACCAGCCATGACGGGTAAGCGACTCGGAAGATACGCGGTCGTTTCGGGTTTGTTGTGTGTGAGCTCACCAACCTTCGCAGAGCGACCACCGGTGATGTCCACGGCGGGACCCGAGCGTCCAGGAAGAGTAGTGAGTCTGTATTCACCGACGTTGACTGGGTTCACACGAAACATCTGTTGGAACCCACCGACAGCTGGTGTATCAGCCCCAACACCCAAACCGGGACCGACGAGTTGTTTCTCCACTGGGGAAAGATTATTCATCCGTCCACTGTCGTACATTCGATTACGCATGTTCAGAATCTCTTGACCACCACTTCTATGCTGACGACCAAGGTCAGCGAAACTCTCCATCTCCCGCTTGGGCTGAGCAGCCACTCTTGATACGAAATCATTCTCTTTAAATACGGGTTGAGGGGTGGGTCCCGCTACGATTGGTTGTACATAGGTTTCCGTTTTAGACTTTGTACTCAACGTCCTTCCGGCGTAGATGAGACCAGCTATAGCTAACATAGATACAGGATCAGCCATTCTTACTTCTTATTGATATTTTTATTGACGTACCTTTGCTGGAAAAGTCCATTTTGAAGTTCTGCACGGGTACTGGATGGTTCGTATCGCATGGTGCGAAGAGGAATCTTACACTCCATGTTGGTGAGGGGGAACAGATTCCTCTCGTACGTCTGAACGATGGTCTTGTTAAAGCGAGAAGTCGACTGGGGTCTGAGTTGATCGCTGGTTTCGATGAATCGAGCTGGGGCACCTTTACCTGCCATGTAAGGGGCGGTACCGTACAACATCGTGTTGGGACGAGAACCGTAGTTCAAGTGACTGGGCTGAGGGTAAACAAACACTTCATCGGTCGCTCTCACAGGGGGGAGAGCACCTTTATTTTCGACAATAGAAAGACCAGGTTGAAGCTGGTACGCCATTTACTATTAGATAAGAATATTTATCTAACGGTTCCACCGAACATACCCGAGCGTTTATCACCGTTTCCGCCGAGACCTTCGAATGCCTCGAGCTGGACACCACGTGCGTTGGGGTTACAGACACGGGGGTCACTCTTACAGATGGATCCATTCTTGGGACCATAGAGCCACTCAGCGAATCCAGTTTGATCGCCTGGAATCTTGGATACGGCGGCGGTCACGAACTGTCTCTCGTACGCGTTACGTTGATACTTGGGAAGTGTACTACGAGAGCGTCCCGAATCGTACATAACCTGATCACCACTGAATTTATCCATCAGAGTCTTATCTGATGAGTAGTAACACGCCTCCAACCTGTTGGGTGCGTCAGTGTAATCCGTGATCAACACGTTTCCGAGTGGGTTCTCCATGGTGGGTCGCTGACACGTCGGTTCGACCGTGGTATTTCCATAAGGTTCCTTGATGAGATTCGCCTTGTACATCACATAGATGACGGACAAAACAGTGATACCCAAGATGAACATACGCGGATCGCGGCGAGTGAGGAACAAGATACACGTGGTATAAATGACGAATCGCGATGCCGCGTTAATTCTATCCTCTGGTGTTTGTTTACTATTAGGCCAGAAGTCTAATATTTTTTTAGTATTGACAAGTTCTTTAGGATCTTCGAACCAAACTTTCATTTAATATAGACGAGGTTTATTTTTTTGGTAGACCGCCCATCATTCCAGACATCATTTTCATGAGAGCATCCTGGTTAATTTCGGAATCACCACTCTGCATCTTATCGGCACATTCCTTGGCGAGCTTCTCGATCATGTTGAGGGTCTCTTCAGGCACGGACTGGATGGTCGTGCCGAGGATGTAGAGCGTTTGAAGATATTGCCACACGGCATCTTTAGTACCCTTGTTCATACGCTTCCACAGACCGTTCAGATCAATCTCTTTGATAAAATCAATTTCAGTGGAGTGGACGAGAATGAAATCTTCATCCTTCGCTGAGATGCGATCGGCGTGAGGGGCTACACTCGTCATGAAACCATCGACGATGAGCTTGGGGGAAGTGGTTCGAATAAGATCGAACGACGTTAACATTTTTTTGATATTCTTTTCATCTGGAAAAGACTTGTGCAATTCCACAAGAAATTGTCCCATCATGTCGTTAAACGCGGAAATGGACGCCATTTTCTTATTATATAAGTGTACTCTTTAAGTTAGAAAGGTTCATTAGAAATGGTCTCCTTTTTAGCGAGACCGTTTAATACGATCATATAGACGAGAATCGCGACGAGTACCGCGGGCTTCGTGTATTGATTCAGTTCCAATTTGCCTTCGTTGTTCAGATACGCCTTGAGATGAATGTATCCAGCTGTCGTCGCACCCGCGATGAGAGCGGCGTAGACTGGGTCACGTAAATAATCAGAGAGTTCCATTTAATTATACCCAACTTTTTTTGTACGGGTCTCTGGTGCGTCACCGAATAACACGTCATCCTCCTGTTCTTCGACGTAAGGTGACTGAACACCCGGGACAGTCTTGAATTCGTTTAGCTCCTGAGATTCCATGACAGGCTCGGACATGGACTCTGCCTCGGGCTCTGGTTCCATCATCGTGGGCTCTGGTTCCATCATCATGGGCTCTGGTTCAGGGATGGGTTCGGGACCGTCGAAAATTTCGGGATCCTCGGTATCCTGGACCTCACCGTCGAGATCGATATCCCTAGACTCCTGAGACATGTACGTCTGAAGAATCTGCTGAACGGGGATCAATTCCTTCACGGAACTCTCGATACACAAACAGAAACGGGTCGACAATTTCTCATCCCTGTTGTAAACGCTCTGTTCCTCACTGAAAATATAGGGGTCGCGATACAGATCCTTCGCGATGTTGTTGTAGCAGGTCTGGATGAACACTTCGTTCGTGGGGAGTTTCAAGGAAATCTTCTTGTTATCCGCCTTGAGTCGAACCGAGGAGAGAATTTTCGTACACGCGACGAATACGGCAGCCAGGAGATCGTTAAACCACGCACACCGATTCGCGATGTTATCCGCGTGCTGCTTAGACATGGCGTTCGACCAGTTGGGAACTTCTTTGAGTAGTTTCTGAAACATGATCAGAACGTTTCGCCCTTTGGAAAGTTTCGTAGATTCATCGTACATATCACAAAAAACGTCAATCATAGGTGGACACATGATCATACACATTTGTCCGAGATACTCCTTCTTCGCCTCGACCAGTATATTCAAATTGTCCATTTATGATTAATTGGGTTTTAAATTAAAAGTTTACTACGCACCGTTTCGCCTGTATTGGTTCGCTATCTTCTTGAGGTTCATGAGATTTGGGAATTCGACGTCATCGTCCATCTCTTCGGGTACCACTTTCTTCTTCTTCGATATGTTCCAGGATACGTAGATATCGACATCACTCAATAAATGAACCTCAAACCCACCATTCTGAAATTGTCTCACTACGTATCTGGCTGCGGCACTCCTATCGTAGACTGGGTATCCTATGAGAAATATGGGTATCGTGAGAAATACTTGTTTGTGACCCAGTTCCACTGATTGTTTAATCTTTGAAGAAAACTGTTCATAAATTTTCACATACAATTCCTTTTTCAATTTTTTCTTCTTCTCATCAATTCGTATAATATCATTGATGTTGATCATTACAATTAACTTAATTTATTTTTCGCCGAATCTAACCCATCCATGGTGGGCATGGCACTCTCCTTGATGAGTTTGTACTCCACAAACTCTTTACCAGCCGAACCCTTG